CCGTTATTAAGTGCAGCCATGTTAAAAGTGGCTGCAGCAGGTGGTGTTTTAACTATTGCTCTTAATGCTATTCCCTTTGTTGCTCTTGCTACAGGTGCAGGATTACTTACAACTGCAATAATAAAAACAAGAAAAAAACAAAAAGAATTAAATGATGCAATTAAAGAAGGTGCAAGTGATGATGTTGAAAAAGCATTAAAAGCGCAAAGAGAAGAATATAAGAAAATAGATGAAAGATTACAAAAAACAACTGGCAGATCAAAAAAAGCATTAGAAACAAAATTAAAAGAAATAGACGCAAATATAGTTGCCCTTGAAAACCGTGAAGCAACACTTATCAAAGAAGCAGAGATAACAGCAGAAAAAGAAAGACAAAACGAAGAGCATAAAAAATCAGCAGATTTAATCAAAAAACAAGAAGATGCGACAGAAGAATTAAAGAAAAAAATGACTGAAGTTGGTGAGGAAATAGAAGGCAGTATAAAAAATAATTTAAGAGACGCAATAACTGGTGCAAAAACCTTTGGTGAAGCGATGACAAATGTATTAAACCGCATAAGAGATAAGATTCTTGATGCTCAAATAGATAAACTTATTGGTGGTTTTGGTGAGGCTTTTGGTGCGGGATCAACTGGTGGAGAGAAAAAAGGACTTGGAGGATTTCTTGGCGGTATTCTTGGAGGATTATTTGCAAATGGTGGTCAACCACCTGTTAATAAAATATCAGTTGTAGGTGAAAGAGGACCAGAATTATTTGTCCCGACTTCAAAGGGTACGATAATTCCAAATGGTGGATTTGGTGGGGATTCAGTTACAAATGTGATTACTGTAAATGTTGATGCTAAAGGTTCATCAGTTCAAGGTTCAGATGCTGAAGGAAATGAACTTGGGCAACAAATAGCAATTGCTATACAATCAGAATTAGTTAAACAAAAACGCTCAGGAGGATTATTAGCTTAATGGCAAGTTTTCCAACAATAGCACCTCAATACAGCACGCAAGAAACTGTCAATCAAGACAACCAAGTCGTTGAATTAGGCGATGGATTTCAACAACGTATTGTCTTTGGTTTGCCGGCAAATAAAAGATTAATAAATTTAAATCTGACCTTTAATGTGACCACCGCAGACGCTACAACCATTGATACTTTTCTTGATGCAAGGTTTGATGATCAAGCAAGTTTCGATTTCACACCACCACATCATTCATCTTCTAAAAAATTTATATGCATAAGCAGAACAAGAACTGCAATTCTTGCAGATCGTGTGATTATAAATTTAAGCTTTCAACAAGTAGCTGAACCTTAATGACCATACCTATATCTGAATTACAATCAATAAATCCTAGTTCAATAATTGAACTTTTCAAACTTGAACTTGTTGAAGGGTTGCATTATGCAACAGGCAATCCAGATTCAGTGCCTACTGTGTTTAGGTTTCATTCTGGTACAAGTATGAACAGCAATGGCAATATAGTTTGGCAGGGTGATTCTTATGAAAGATTTCCAATAACTGCAGGTGGTTTTGCTTTCTCTGGTTCAGGCCAAATACCAAGACCTACATTGCAAATGAGCAACTTAGGAGGAATTACTAGAAGTGGTAAAGTTATAACTGTTACTGACTTGCTTATTATTGTAAATCTTACTACAGCACAAAATGACTTGTTAAATGCAACCTTAAAAAGACTGCAGGTTTTGGCAAGCAGTCTTGATAATGCAAATTTTAGTAGTGGAAGTAATCCTTTTGGTACTCCAAATTCCAATGAATTACCTCAAGAAACTTTTTTAATTGATAGAAAAACTTTTGAAACTAGAGATATTGTAGAATTTGAATTAGTTTCTACCCTCGATACTGAAAATAAAAAAATACCCGCAAGACAAATTACAAGGGCTGAATTTCCAGCAGTATCATCATTTTTAAATAGATAAATGGAACAATGGAAAATTGACGCTTTTTCTCATGCTACAAAATGTCAGCCTTTAGAGTGCTGCGGTATTTTGGCACTTAATAAAAAGAGGATAGAATATTGGGAATGTAAAAATGTAGCAAAAGATAATCCTGAGTACAGTTTTGTTATAGATCCATTAGATTGGGCGAACTGCGAAGATCAAGTAGATGAGATAATTGGAATAGTACATAGTCATCCCGACGGTGAATTAAAATTTAGTGATAATGATATAGCAAGTTGCAATTATTTAGATATACCTTTTTACCTTGTTGAACCAACAACTCAAAGTATTATTCATATAGAGCCAAAATAATTATGAAAAAAATAAGAGTTTATGGAAGATTAAGAAAATTTTTAGGTCAAGCGGAATTTGAAGCTGACGTCAGTAGTCCTTTAGAGGCTTTAAGTTTTTTAAATTGTAATTTCAAAGGAGTTGAAGAACATATGGCACAACAACCGTATACAATAATGTGCGGAGATATTGCAATATCAGAAGATTTAATTAATTTACAAACAGATGCAGATATAAGAATAATACCTTTAGTTCATGGTAATTTTTTTAGTTTGGTTGTTGGTTTTGCTTTAAAAACCTTTGCAAAAAAAGTAGTACTACCAAAATTATTGACAACTATAATATCAACAGTTGCGACTCAAATGATTTTTTCTGGTATAAATAATCTTTTAACGCCACAAAGAAATAACAGATCACCCTCTGGAATGAGTCAAGAAGATCCATCTGCATTTGCTGCAAACTATTCATTTACTGGACTGACAAACGTTAGTCAAGCAGGTGTTCCTGTTAATTTAGTTTATGGTGAAATATTAGTCGGGTCAATTACAGTTTCAAATGGTGTGGATACAGTTCAAGTTGAGGGTACAAACTGATGAGTATTAAAGAATTTGACCAGAATACAACGCTTAGTAATCCTGACCTACCCTCAGATGCGCTTTCGAGTAAACAATTTATAACAGTTGTTGATGTAATTTCTGAAGGTGAAATAGCCGGATTTGCAACACCGCATAAGAGAGGTGTTGCAACAACAAATGCTGCATATAAAACCGCTTGTAAAACTGATGTATTTTTAAATAAGACGCCTGTTTTAAATGTTGCAAGTTCTTTAACTGATGCAGAGTTTCTTGCAAAAGTGCAGAATCCAGATGATACAGATTTTAATTTTAAAAATGTAGGTTTTGATTTTAGGTTAGGTACGTCTAGTCAAACTTTTATTGGTGGTATTAAAAATATAGAGAGTGAAAACCCAATAGGAACAACAGTTACAACATCCACATCAGTTACACATACTGTCAGCGATACAAATATTAATGCTGTCAGAGTAACAGTAAGATTTGGCAATTTACAAAAATTTGAAGATGATGGTGACATCAAAGGAACTGAAGTTGAATTAAGAATAAAAACTATAGAAAACGATGGCACAACTACAACTGTAATAACTGACACTGTGCAAGGTAGATCGTCTAATGCTTATTTTCGAGATTATTTAGTTAATTTCACCTCAACAACTTCATTTCCTGTACAAGTAAGATTAGAAAGAATTACTGCAGACAGTACTGATTCAAGCTTGCAAAATGCTTTTAGCTTTTCATCTGCAACTGATATTATTTTTCAACAGAATGCTTATGCTAATACTGCACATTTAGCTCTAAGACTTGGCGCAGAACAATTCCCTAGAGTTCCTAACAGAGTTTTTAGACTTAGAGGTATAAAAGTTAAAGTCCCACATAATGCAACTGTAGATCTTGCAACTGGTCGTATTACATATTCTGGTACTTTTGACGGTACTTTCAAAACTGACAAAGAATGGACAACAGATCCGGCTTGGATTTTATATGACGTATTATCTAACACTAGATATGGCTGTGCAATCGCTGAATCTAGCTTAAATAAATTTACTTTTAAAACAGTAAGTGAATATTGCGGAGAATTAGTTGATGATGGTGACGGTGGACAAGAACCTCGTTTTTCGTTAAATGTAAATATAACTCAGCAACAGGCTGCCTTTGACTTAATAAATGATCTTTGTTCTGTAATGAGGGTAATGCCTTTTTACGAAGCAGGTAGTATTTCAATAAGTCAAGATTCACCAAAATCTTCAAACTTTTTATTTACTAATGCAAATGTCACAAAAGAGGGTTTTACATATACTGGAACAAGTTTAAAAACAAGACATACAGTTATAAATGTTTCTTATTTTGATTTAGAAACTCAGGATATTGATGTTGAAACAGTTGAAGCTGATGCTGCAACGCAAGCAAAGTATGGAGTAGTAACTAAAAATATTAACGCTTTCGGCACAACTTCAAGAGGCCAAGCTCAAAGATTTGGAAAATGGTTTTTATTTAATGAGCAAAATTCTGGTGAAACTATTGCATTTACAACCACGATAGACGCTGGTGTAACTTTAAGATGCGGTGACATTATTGAAGTTTCTGACTCATTAAAAGCAGGTGTAAGAAGGGGTGGAAGAATAAAGACTGTAAGTGGTACAACAGTTACGTTGGATGATTTTGAGAACACTGATATACCATCAGTTAACTTTACCGATAATTTTACACAAAGTCCAACTATAACTTGTATGCTGCCAGACAACTCATTAGAAACTAAAAATATTACTAATGTCAATGACAATGTTTTAACTATTGAATCTGCCTTTTCTACTAATCCTAATTCAAATGCAATTTATATATTAGAAACCACAACATTGACTACAACTACATGGCGAGTAAATAATGTTGAGGAAAATGGAGATAGTACTTTTAATGTGACAGCTTTAACTCATAACTCTGGAAAGTATGCTTTTGTAGAAGATGGAGAAGCATTGCCTACTAGATCATTTTCAACACTTACTGAAATAAAATCACCTCCTACTGGTCTTGAAGCAGTAGAAAAAATTGTTGAAATAAATAAAAGAGCAGTTACTAAAATAATTCTTGATTGGCAAAATGTCACAGGGGCATCTAAATATAGAGTTTATTACAGATTCGATAACGGTGCTTTCAGTCAATTAGAAACAACTGAAAGCAATTTAGAAATACTTAATACAAAACAAGGTGATTATGAGTTTAGAGTCTTTACATATAATGCTTTAGGTGAACCTTCAGCAGTACCTGCAATCTTATTATTTACTGCAGATGGCTTTTCAGCATTACCAGAAGATGTACAAAATCTTTCTCTTGAACCTATCAATGAAGATCAGGTTAGACTTAGGTGGACACAAACAACTTCTATAGATGTAAAATTCGGTGGACAAGTTTATATAAGACATAGCCCTAGAGTTGATGGATCTGGTACTTTTTCAAACTCAACTGACATTATTGAGGCGATTTCTGGAATATCAACAGAGGCAATAGTTCCCGCAAAATCTGGTGAGTATGTCGTTAAGTTTCAAGATTTGAAGGGAAACTTTAGTTCTGGTGAAGCATCTGTAATATTAACTGTTCCATCACTTAATGAAGAATTAGCATTACCACAGATAAGAGAACAAACTGCCTTTTCTGGTACAAAAACAAATTTAACTGTTAGTTCAAATACACTTACACTTACCGACCCCTCTGCAAACGCATCTGGCAGTTATACATTTGCAAATGTTTTAGATTTAGGTGCAACTTTTTCACTAAAAATAAAAACGCATCTTGTACAAACTTCGGGTAACGTATCTGATTTGTTTGACGCAATTCCAGATCTTGATGCAAGACTAAATTTTGATGGAGCTGCTGCAGAAAAAACAAACGGAACATTACTTGTACGCACCACAACAGATGACCCTTCAAGTTCTCCAACTTTTACCTCATATAATAGATTTCAAAGCGGAACTTTTAGAGCAAGAGGATTTGATTTCAAAGCAGAACTCGAAACAACTGACACTAATGAAAACATTACAGTAACTGAATTAGGTGTGGATGCTTTTTTACAAGCAAGAACAGAACAAAGTACAACATTAATAGCCTCAGGAGCAGGGGCAAAAGACATAACCTTTGCAGCACCATTCTTTACAGGCACCTCAGCAATAGGAGGCAGCACATCAGCTTATCCACCAAGTATCGGTATTACAGCACAGAACATGGCTAGTGGAGATTTTTTTGAAATAACAAACATTACTGGCACAGGTTTTAGAATTACTTTTAAAAATTCATCAAATAATGCAGTTGATAGAAATTTCAGCTATTCGGCGGTAGGATATGGGCGTGGAGGCTAACTAAATGGCAAGAGTAAATTCGACAGGAAAAGAAACATCAAGTAATTTTTCACCAGATAACGGAACAGGGGCTGCTGTAAGGACAGCCATGAAAGATATTTTTGAGTCTTTAAGAACATTAAACAGTGCATCAGGTGATCCTTCTGGCACTGCAAATTTAGCAGCTTATCAACCTCACGTAGATTCAGATACAAATTTACTTAAAATTAGAAACGCTGCAAACTCAGCATTTATCACTCTTGGTAATGTTAGTTTGGCCAATTTTGGTCATTTGGATTTGTCTGGTGGAACATTAACAGGTGTCTTAGGTTTACCAAATGGTTCTGCAGGTTCACCTTCTATTCACGTTGGAGACAGCACAACTGGTTTATTTAGAAAAGGCAGTAATCAAATAGGTCTTAGTTTTAGCGGTACAGAAAAAGCTTTTTTTGATCAAAATGGTTTAACGTTACAAGCACAAACTGATGTAAGATTTGCCGATTCTGATAGTTCTAATTATATAGCTTTGCAGTCACCTGCAACTGTTTCTTCAAATGTAACATTTACTTTGCCTGCAGCAGACGGTAGTAATGGACATTTTTTGACGACAGATGGAAGTGGTAATCTTAGTTTTGCTGCAAGTTCAAACACTTTAACTATCGGAAGTACAACACTTAATCTTCCGGCTACAATTACAGCATTGGCAGGTATGCACCAAATTGCGCCGGCAACTAACAATACATACAGTTTAGGAACAGATGCTTTAAGATGGTCTGATATATTTACAAACGATTTAAATCTAAGTAATGAAGGAGGAAAAAATGATATTGACGGAACTTGGGGGTCTTATAAAATTCAAGAAGGTGAAGAACATCTGTATCTAACAAATTTAAGAAATGGGAAAAAATACAAATTCAATCTTACGGAGGTAACTTAAGTTATGGCTATTGAACCCGGAACTTATGACATGACAGTGCAAAGAAGGTCAGATCATAGTATTCAACTTGTTTTTAAAGATTCCAATGATGATGCGATTAACTTAACTGGATTTACTGTAGAAGCTCAAGTATGGGAAGAAACAAGAACGACAAAATATGCAGATTTTACAGTCACTTATACAAACAGAACTACTGGGACTATTGATATTGCTCTTACTGATACACAGACTGCAACTTTTAGTCCGAATGAACTTAAATATGACGTTTTACTTACAAATCCTTCAGGACTTAAAGAATATTATTTAGAAGGTACAATATATGTAAGTGAAGGTTATACCGCATGACCACTGTAAACGTCACAACAACAAAAAATACAGTTACAGTAAGCGACGGTGATGCTACTGTCGTTAATGTGGCCACAGTTGGACCACAGGGTCCAACTTTTTCATCATCAGGAGCAACTTTAAATGATGATAGTAAAGTGGATGGATCTGTGGTGTTTTTTGACTCGTCTAGTGGTACATTTAAAGCAGATGCAACTACTACAAAACTTACACTTGTTAATGGAGGAAATTTTTAGGCCATGTCTAACACTATAAGAATAAAAAAAAGATCAGCAAGTGGAAGTGCAGGTGCACCTTCTAGTTTATCCCCATCAGAATTAGCTTTCAATGAAGCAGATTTAAAATTATATTATGGTTTTGGCGATAATGGTTCTACCCCACCTTCTGCAAGTTCAATAATTACTATTGGTGGTGCCGGTGCATTTTTTAACAAAACAGACACAAGAACTGCAAACACTGTTTTATCAGGACCTACAACTGGTTCTGCTGCAGCTCCAACATTTCGTG